GTAGAAGTCAAAGGTGCCGAGTTGAAAGACGGTCTTTTAAAGGTATCTATGGAAAGAATTATCCCTGACCATAAGAAACCTAGAAATATTGCGATTAAGTAATATTTAAATAGATAGTCTGGCCTTCGGGCCAGGCTATTGACAATCCTACCACAATTTGATATATTCTTTGAATTGATTTGTTAAATTATAAAATGGAGAAAATATATGCAAGGAATGAAAATCCCAAAGGTTACATTTAGAGTTAGAGTTGGTGACGAAGAACCAACAGACGGCGGCTGTGCAATCGGTGGCGAGTGGAAGAATATGACGACAGACGATTACTTCAAAGGTAAGCGTGTTGTTCTTTTCTCTCTCCCAGGTGCATTTACGCCAACTTGTTCTTCACAGCAACTTCCAGGCTTTGAAAAAGAGTATGGTCAGTTAAAACTGCTAGCTGTTGATGAAGTTTATTGTGTATCTGTTAATGACAGCTATGTAATGAACGCTTGGGCAAAACATATGGGTATTAAAGATGTTAAGTTAATACCAGATGGCTCAGGAAACTTTACACGATTTATGGGTATGCTTATAGGTAAGAACCATCTAGGTTTCGGTATGAGGTCTTGGAGATATATGGCTGTTATCAATGACGGAGTTGTTGAGAAATGGTGGCAAGAACCAGGAATTAATAACGAAGGATTAGATGATGACCCTTACTTTGAAAGTACACCTAAAAATGTTATTGACTATTTACGAAATAATTAGTCGCCTATTGACAAAGGACCCACACTATTATATAATGAAAATAATTAAGGAGAAACTTTATTATGAACCTATCTAACGATACAATCGCAATACTAAAAAACTTTGCGAATATTAATCAGAATATTCTGGTTAAACCTGGTGAGAAATTAAATACAATTTCTACTATGAAAAACATACTGGCAACTGCTAGTATCAAAGAAACTTTTGAGCAAGAGTTTGCAATATATGACTTGCCAGAGTTTTTAAGAACTTTAGATTTATTTGAAACTCCAACATTGAAGTTTAATGGTGGGACAAGTGTAGGTATATCTGGAAAAGACGGTAAGTCTTCTAGTAAATATACTTTCGCTGATAAATCTGTTATTGTTGCACCTACAAAAACAATAACAATGCCTGATACAGAAATCGCATTTAAATTATCCAAAGACAACTTATCTAAATTAATGAAAGGCGTGGTTACTCTTAACTTGCCTGACATTGAAGTTATCGGTAATGGCAGTACAATTTCATTAGTCGCTAATGATAGAAAAAACAAAGCGTCTAATAAGTTTAGTATTGATATCGGTACAACTGATAAGAACTTCAAAGCGTACTTCAAAGCAGAAAACTTTAAAATGATTGAAGACGATTATGATGTTGTTGTTTCAAAACAGAAGATAAGTCATTTTGTTGCGAGACAAAAACCAGTACAATATTGGATTGCATTAGAACCTGAAAGTGAGTTTTAATGTTTGGTAGAATTATAGTAGGTTTAGTGTCCATTGGTCTATTCATATTTTGTTTAGCAATGACACTAAACTTCCTACAAGGAACAATTTAAATTATGAGGTATATATTATGGCAGATTTTTTATGGGTTGAGAAGTATCGCCCAAAACAAATTAGTGAGTGTATCCTACCAGAGGATATCAAAACTACTTTTCAAAACTTTCTAAAACAAGGACAGATAAGTCATTTACTTTTATCAGGTACAGCAGGCACAGGTAAAACAACCGTTGCTCGTGCTTTGTGTGAAGAACTAAAGTGTGATTATCTTATTATCAATGGTTCAGACGAAGGTCGTCAAATTGATACATTGAGAACAAAGATAAAAAACTTTGCAAGTACCGTAAGTCTTACAGAAGATTCCCCACATAAAGTTATTATATTAGACGAGGCAGATTATATGAACGCTGATAGTGTTCAACCTGCATTAAGAAACTTTATGGAAGAGTTTCATAAGAATTGTAGATTTATTTTTACTTGTAATTTCAGAAATAAAATCATACCTGCTTTGCAATCAAGGTGTACGGTTATTGATTTTAAAGTAGTTAATGGTCAGAAAAAGAAATGTGCTGACCAATTATTAACAAGATTAACAAGTGTTCTAAATGATGAGAAGATACCTTTTGATAAAAAAGTATTAGCAGAATTAATTATCAAACACTTCCCAGATTTTAGAAGAACTATCAACGAACTTCAAAGGTATTCAGTTAGAGGTAAGATTGATAGTGGTATCTTATTTACATTATCAGAAGCGAATAATAAAGAACTTATTACTACATTAAAAGAAAAAAGATTTAATGATATGCGTAAATGGGTTGTTTCTAATATAGACAAAGAACCTACTTCTATGTTTAGAAATATCTATGAGGTATTACATAAAAGTTTAGACCCAAAATCTATACCTCAATCTGTTCTTATTCTTGCTGGTTATCAGTACAAAGCAGCCTTCGTTGCAGACCAAGAAATCAATATGGTTGCTTGTCTTACCGAGATAATGGCAAATTGTAAATTCAAATGAGTATCGGTCTAGGTTACAAAGGCGCTTGTCAATTGCGTATTGACGAAGGCTATACTACTCAACAACAAAATGGTCAAGGTTATGAAGAACCAGGACACGAAAGGTATTGTTTATACTTTGGTAGAAGTCATATACAAGACCACGAAACAGATGTAAGAGCAAGAGGTTTATTAAAAGTAGGTAGAGCAAAATATCTATCTGCTCTTATTCGTAGTCGTAATCAACCAGGTAATGATTTTAGAATTTACTATGCAATCTATGTTCCTAATGAAACACAATATAAGAAACTAGAAGAAATATTTAAAAAGAAATATGAAAGTAGAAATGTTCCTGGAGACGAAGGTCAACTAGAACTATATAATATAAAAGATGAAGAAATAAAACAAATAGTTGATGATATGGTAGAACACGCTACAGATATCAACTTAAATCCAAAGGCAGTTAGTTATGTATGAATTGAAAGATTATCTCAATAGTATTAATTTCACTAAACAAGATTTGATGGCTGACGGTGATGTATTCTGGGAAAAGAAATATCCTGCGTTTATTGTTAATCGTTGTCTATCTTACCACAATGATACCCTACCCATTGCAAACGAAATGAATGGTTATCATTTTCTCCCAAACAAAGTACAATATCAATTTTTACTAAATATTGTAAGAAAGAAAAAGCGATTTGCTCGTTGGGCAAAAGTTGAAAAACTTTCAAATTTAGAGTATGTAAAAGAGTATTATGGTTATAGTAATGAAAAAGCAAAGACCGCTCTCAGCATATTGACTAAACAACAAATTGAACTTATAAAAAAATCCTTGCAAAAGGGTGGGAGAAAAAGAAAATGACAGATAGCGTTAATTGGTCGCCAGAGAATATGCTAGAGGTAACAATCAAGCAACCTGACGATTTTTTAAAAGTAAGAGAGACATTAACTAGAATAGGTGTTGCTAGTCGTAAAGACAAAACCCTATTTCAATCTTGCCATATACTTCATAAACAAGGTAAATACTTCATTGTACACTTCAAAGAACTATTTGCTTTAGATGGTAAGAAAGCAACATTAACTCAAAACGATATTCAAAGAAGAAATACAATCGCCGTACTACTACAAGATTGGAACTTAATATCAGTAGTTAAGAAAGAGGCAGCCGAAGATAAGGCACCTTTAAGTCAGATAAAAGTATTACCTTTTAAAGAAAAGAAAGAATGGAATTTGAGTGCTAAATATAACATTGGTAAGAAACTAGAAGACAAAAAGGAAGAGACCTCGGATGCAAGTACCAAAGTTTAAAGATTTCATAACAGAAAAGGTTGAACGAGAAGGCAAACCAATTACGATTGCCGTTGTAACCAAAACTAATCCTAACTTAAAGAAGAGAAAAGTTGGTGGTAAAGAAGATAAAGAACTTACCGTAAAACTTATTAACGATACTTGCGAAGAGTTAGGTATTAAGTGTGTTGTGATTGAAACTAGACACGCCATTATTACAGGTAAAGACGAAGAAAAGAATACTTTAACAATCTATAATTATGATGGTAAAGATACCGAACATACTTTTATAGGTAAAGATACCGTTTGTGTAACCAGAGCAGGTTCAGTAGAAGATGAAAGTGGTATGTCTATCTTATCTGCTTTTCAAAATTCTGGTGCGTTTATGTGTAATACAAGAGCTGCAATGCAAACTTGTAATAACAAATTAACTACAGCACTATTGTTTGAGAAGTTTGGTATACCTACACCTAGAACTGCTTTCGTTTCAAACGAGAAGAATATAGATGACGCAATGAAACTAATAGGTAATAAGTTTCCAGTTGTCTTAAAAACTCTAACAGGAACGCAAGGTATTGGTGTTGTAAAAGTTGATAGTTATGAGTCCCTAGTATCTACTATTCAGGCATTATGGAAACACGGTGCTGAATTGTTGATACAAGAATTTATGCCTGTCAAGTTTGATGTTAGAACTTTCGTGGTAGATAATAAGATATTTGCAAGTACAAAAAGAATACAATCATCATTTGACTTTAGAACAAATACTCATAGAGGTGCAGAAGCAGTACCTTATAAATTAAGTGATGAAGAGATAGAATTAATCTTAAAAGCAAGTAGAGTAAGTAAAGCATATCTAGTAGGAGTTGACCATATAATCCACGATGGTAAACATTATCTATTAGAAGTAAATGGTTCGCCAGGTACTGGTGCAGATTACGAAGGTTATCTATATAAAGATTTACAAGGACCTACACCTGGGGGTGCAATATCAGGTAAACAATTAGTTAAAAACTTTGTTAAGTATGTAATAGATAGAACTAATTGGGATAGACAATCACTATTAGAAGTTGGTTGGTTAGAAACTATTGAAGTAGGTAAGATAGGTAAGATTAGAGCGAAGATGGATACAGGTAATGGTGCTCACGCTTGTTCTATGCACGCTGAAGATATTAAGATAAGTGGTAAAACGGTAAGTTGGACTTATAATGGCAAAAGATATTCGGCACCGAAGTACGGGGAGTCCAGAGTGTTTAGAGCAAACGCAGAAGGACAAGAACCATCTGAAATTAGAACTACCGTTTTATTAGATTTAACCTTTAATGGTTTTACATATAAAGATATAGAATTTGGACTAGACCAAAGACCTAGGGCGAGGTCCGATGTATTACTTAATAGAGAAGTTATCCGTATGTTCAATGCGTCTGTTAATCCTAACAGGACTTTTGTGTTAAGTAGAAGGTTACCACCTATTGACAAAAAGAAAAAATAATGATAGTATGGAGATATTATGAAAAAAAATATAAAGATAGTAAGATTAACAACTGGTGAAGATTTGATTGGTGAAGTACAAGAAGGTTCTGGTATTGTAAATATTAAGAAACCTTACATAATTTACCCAACTTCTCAACCTAAACCTGGCGAAGCAATCAAGTTTGGTATGTTCACATATATACCATATGCAGAAACAGACGATATTAGTTTTGATGAGAAACATATACTAGTAGTCGTTGAACCTAAACAAGATTTACTTGCTAGTTATAATCAAAGCGTAAGCAAAATAATTCAGAAAACAGGACCTCAATTAATAACATAATGAGTGGTATAGAGTATAAAGAAACTCTAACTATTCATTTTATTAAAAAAGACGGTCAAGTGCAAGATGTTAGAGTACCGATAGGTATGACATTAATGGATGCTGCTCGTGTGTATGCAGAACCTACTATTGATGAGGTGCCAGGCGATTGTGGTGGTAATCAATCTTGTGGTACTTGTCATATTAATATTAAAGAGGACATTGACAAAGTTGGAATTGTAGATTACAATAGTTTAGAAAATGAAATATTAGAACAACAACCTGAATATGACCGTATGTATTCAAGGTTAGGTTGTCAAGTTGTTTTAAGAAAACAACATAATGGATTAAAAGTGTATTTGAGAGATTATAATAATGTATAGTTTTTATAAAGATGTTATAGAATATAAAGGCAACCTTTTAGTTAGAGGTATACACGAAGGCGAAGAATTTAAAGAGAAGGTAAACTTTAGACCTACTCTTTATGCAATCACACAAAACAAAACTAATCATAAAACATTACAAGGTCAATATTTAAAACCTATCACATTTGATAGTATATACAAGTGCCGAGACTTCAAAAGAAATTATACTAATTCTTCTGCTCCTTTATACGG